GTTGCCTGTGGCTGATGCTGCACCTTGGTAGCCTGTGGCTGATGCTGCACTATAGTCGCCTGTGGCTGATGCTGCACCATAGTTGCCTGTGGCTGATGCTGCACCTTGGTAGCCTGTGGCTGACTTACCCTTCTTCCACTTGCATTTTTCAAACGTAAACTTAACGGCTGCGTCTACAATACTCTTAATACTTAGTTCCGCTCCTATGTGGATTTTTGAGCAAGCAATTTTCGTATCATCCGTATCTACGTCCATATCGCCAGTTCCCTCAACCTCGTGAAACTTATTCATACCAACTTCGGCAGGTGGATAGTAACTGAACACGTCCAACGGATGGAGGCAGAAGTGAAATCCGTTACCGCAAGCTCTTATATCGCCTGTTTCTTCATAGTCCTTACCTTCTTCGTATTGGAAACCCCTACATGTCAAATCGGGGTTAAAACCTTTGTAGCCTTTGATTTTGACAAATTCCTTTGGTAAGGTAACGTTATCCGGCAGGTTTGCCCTAAGTACCATGTACGCCATGTAGCCGGCGTCAAATCCGGCTATCCCGGTGCCAATGGCAGTTAGGAGGAATTCCTTTTCCAGATGCTCGTTAGCGTAATTCCCGAAGTTCCCTAAAAATACGACCAGCTCTTCTTCGGTAACTTTCTCCATATCCTTGTCCAGCGTAGGAATGGCATAGGACTGACCTTGTATTCCTTCTGCCTGCCCCATAATTGCACCAAACTTCTCAACTGCCAATCTAGCTGCACCTCCGGCGTGATTGCCGTTCATATTGCTTCCAAAAACGAATATTTGATTATCTTTCAGTTCCTGAATATTCTCAGGTGTTAATTCTCTTTTCATAATTCTTCCTTGTTTCTGTATTACTTTTAATTAATGGTTCCTACAAACTTCTCTAGGTTCCCACTCTGACGGTACTTTAGCCCACTCTCTGAATGCTTTATCAAATCCATCAAGGTCAGAGAACATATCCATCTTGGCGGTATCAGTAGTAATGAGGGTGGAGAACTCCTTGAAATACTTATCGGCAACTTTTACGAAGTCATTGTGCAACTTTTTTAAATCTCCAAGCAGAAGGGAGTTCTCTGCCATTAAATCGCTCGCTTCCTCTACTAAGTTATTGGCTTCGCAATTCAACAGGTGAGCGGCTGAAAGCAGCATATTCAATCTATCTATGCTACCATTGGCTATGGCGGCATCTATTATTTTTTTCTTTGGTTTCATAATTGTATATTTTCACTTTACATTTCCTTTCATGCGGTTAATACTTTCGTTCTCCTTTTTATTAATTTTGTCAATCCACCTTTGGAATTTGGCAGCTACAAGAGGGCAGTGTATGCGCAGGTTTCTGTCGCGTTCCGCTTCCCATTCACGTATCTTTATAAGCGTTTCGGTATTCATGATTCTTTTATTTTGATGAAACTTAATATATGCTTGATAACTTCTACAGTCCACCCATTCCCAAGCATCTTGTATTGTTGAGTGTCACTGCAATTCCATATATACCATTCGGGTACAGTTTGAAGTCGTGCACATTCGGTTGGGGTAAGACGTCTAATTTCTGTATTAATTCGGACACATGGTTGTGAGCTTCCGTCATTTCTAGCCCTTGCCATCAATGTACATGACTTGCCTGATTTTATTTCCCTAAAATGTATTCCTCCAAATCCACGTACCGTTCCTGAAACCACTATCAAATTATCCTTTTGGACAGTTGTAAGGCAATTCGTCTTACTATCAGTACGTGGTTCAAGCTGTTGGATATTCTTTCTCTGCTCAGAAACCTCACCTGCTTCATACTTTTTCCGTATCTGTTTTCCATATTCGGTTCTTCTTGGTGTAAGACAGGCTGATTCACGCCCTCGCATGGCTGCACAGATATAATCCGTGCTTAAATTTCCTTTGACATTCCCCGAAGCCGTCATGCAATGGCTTTTGTCATCGCCATCTAACAACCTTATTTCCACATTCCGTTTTTCCTTATGAATATTCAGCCAATCCACCATTTTTCTGCTCAAAAAATATTTCCTGCACACTTCTTTTTCCAAAATATCTTTCAGCAAAACACCTCGGTCGGCAGGCTGCGGAATGTCGCTATAAGGATATCCGAACAGACCTTCATGCCCTACACGGATATTCGTCCAATAAATCCTACGCCTGTTCTGTGCGCTAACCAACGCAGAATTAATATGCACCCCACGTAACCCGATAGCCTCACTTAATACACTTTCCCATTTTTTCTCCATTTCCACATTTTCCAGCAGGAACAACACATCAGGATTATATTTACGGATATCCGTCAGAATACGCATATATTCCCAAAACAGATATGACTGTCCTTCAAATTGGAAGCCGTTTCCCTTCAACTCCATGTATCTTTCAAGCGTATATATCTCCTCATTCCCTTTTGTTGACATCCCTATACGTTTCCCGGCAAAACTAAATGATTGGCAAGGACTTCCGCCAATCAGCAGATCTATATGTTCCAATTTGGAAACATCAATGTCTGTAACGCTTCCCAAATGGATTACCTCGGGAAAATTCAGTTTCACTTGAGCTATCGCATATTTGTCCACCTCACTGGAATATCCTCTGTCAACCTTAATGCCAAGCTCACGCAAGGCAATCCATCCACAACCCATGCCATCAAACAGTGATAATACATTCATGATTTCTCTTTCTCGTTATGATCTTTTGAAACTGTTGCAAATTTGCCCATATCTGTCACAGACACACACTCTATGCCCTTTAGCCTTACAATACGCAGAATTATCCCCGAAGTCCGAGGCATTCTTGCAATTCCGACATTTGACATATACAATTTCCGGTTTGACTTTCTTTGGCATACTCATGGTGACATCAGCATTTTTCTGGCTTCCTCATCTCCAGATTCAGCCCGGCGTTTCAACTCTTGATATTCAGCATAAGAGATTCTGTTATTTCCACGCTCTTCTATTTCTTTTTCACGTTGGATTCTGTATTGTTCACGCTCATGCCGATCAATGTCAATCCTACGTTCCTTAACATACTCCAGAAGAGAGCATGAAATCTTCATCGGACCAATAGCTCCATAAAATTGCCCATATTCCCCTAATTTGAATCTAGATATGAAGTTGCATATTTCAGCCAAATTCATCCAATAGTATTCACCTAGGACAAGAATACAAAGTTCATCCAGTTGTGTGTCGGTTATACCATTTCCCTGCTCGGCGTAATCGTTAAGGCTATCAAACTGTACTTTCAGCCACCTAAGTGCGTTGTCTTCACCGTACACAGAACGGATGTTTGCAAGCGAAGGTATATTATCATTCAATGCAATATCCGCAAGTGTAAGATTTGATTTTGCCAGCTTGCCTTGCAAATCAGGATTGTAATCAACCGCCATCCGGGATGGTGTTGGGTATTTCTCCAGTAGAGCCAACTGCTTTTCGTTTAGCTTCTTGTTCTGCAAGGAATTTTGCATCCGCTTCTGCGAACTCAGCCATGAGTCTAGATTTTCTCCGCTCAGAATCAATTCGCTTCTGCTCGTAGATGTTGGTAACTTGTTGTTTTTTTCCATTTCGTACATTGGAAATTATCTCGTTATACTTTGAATTGATGTTAGCTACGCTGAAATTTTCAAATATCCATCCCTCCTTGATGGAAGATAGAAGTATTTGAAGGGCGTATAAAACAGAGTCGTCGTCAACGGGCATATTTTTCTGTGTCCGCGAAAACGTCAGCTTTTTAAGCAATTGTGACATGGCACCGGCATCTTTTGCCGTCCAGTAATAACTATTGGAAAAAGTATTTTTGAAATATTCCTCAAAAAGAAAACGAGCCTTAGAATTAATTTCCTTAGGCTCGTTTTTATTTTTCCTACCTCCCCCTTTAAAAGGGGGTGAGGGGGTAATATTTTTATTTTTCTTTTCTTTTCTTTTCTTTTGTGTACTTTCCTCGGAGTTTATTGGCTTTTCCTCGGAGGAAATAAGTACAAACTCATCTAATTTACATACACGTCTTAACTGGCCACAAATAGTTTTGTAGCGTTCCTGAATTCCACTCGATGTAATTACCTTATCAGAATCATACAGCTTTTTAGAGAATAACCCGACTATCAAGCAACATTTGAAGACTTCCTGTATATACGCCTCTTCAAACCCAGTTTGTTCCGAGATGATGAAGGGCAACTCTTCATCCCACCTCATGTAGTACCCTTGTTTATAGATAATACATAGCAGGAGAGTATATATGGTAACAGCCTTACCGCCCTGATACTTGATTAATTTTCTAATATGTATGTCCTGAAAGAAATCCACATCCATAGGGAAATAGTCAAGCCCTACTTTTTTATTTCTTCCCATAATATTATTTTTCTTTTAGCTTATGCCGTCTTTCTACGATTTTCTTTAAATATCCTGACTCTATTTCTGGTATCCATTCATCACCTACAATATTAGTAATACAGAAATCATTACCCATATAAAGTTCAATATCTATTTTTTCAAGTAGTGCGCATATCTCTTCCGCAGATAAACCTCTTGATTTTAAACTCCAAATTCTTTCATTTATACTTTCTTCTATAATGTGTTCATGTTCATGGCACTCTTCGCATAATGTAATAAGTTCCCAATCTTCATATTCCCAAATATTTCTGTCTTTATGATATACAAGGTGATGTACATTAAGAGTATTCTCACTATCACCGCATATTTGGCACTTAAAATCATCTCTCTGCAAAATCTCCAAACGTCTTTTCTGCCATTTAGGAGATTTGATTTGTTCTTTGTAGTTCATAATTCTTTTTTTTGCAAATATAGTCATTCAAATTAAAACATTACGTTGATTGATTGCCTGCCATTGGAAATTCCCAGTCTTCATCAAGAAGCCAAAAGTTATTGATTAGGTCAATGTAAGTCATATATCTTTCAAATATTCGTTTACCACTTTTATAAACTCGTCCAGTGACCGGACAACAACATATTTAGCACCAATACTCTCAAACTCCTTCTGATAGGCTTTTTGGCTTTCAGATTGCCTGCCAGTCTTAATTTTTAGTTCGATGCCACAAAAGGGATAGAACTTGTTCGGTATAAGTAGTATCAAATCTGGGAATCCTGCGCGTACTCCCATCTGTTTAAACTTTGCAGCTTCAATGGCATTACGTTTTCCGCCATTAGGCGCATGAACGAGCCGCTTCTTCCATTTAGGATATTTCAAGTCCCAATATTTGATTATAGTTTTTTGGAGAGAATCTTCTAAATGTCTCATATATGCTTTATTTTAAGTTCAACATTCACCGGCTTGTCTTTCATCTTAGCCTTGGTTCGTTTATGTAGTACGGCATATCATTCGTCTTTTAGTTCAACTCCCAAGCATAATACTTTGTCAGACACACCTACATCATCAAATTCAAGCTCTGAATAACTTGTTTCGTATGGATAAGGATATATCTTACCGTACTTTTTATGCAACTCGATTATGTCTTCATCCGTCAATTTACGTCTAATACGCATTTCTATCTCGTAATCATCAGAAAGATTTTCAATGACCTTTCTAAGCTGACCTACTGTCTTAATTTTGTCTATTCTCATAATTTTCGCCAATTAAAAGCCCCGAAGCGTATTCTCCGGGGCACAACCATTATTTACTAACCCATGCCATTGATGTGTGGCTCACATTTATGAGGTGGTAGCAGGACTTGCACCTGCATGATTGTTATGCTGCTCATTTACATCTTTTATCGCCTACTATGAATAAGGCTCGCTGTTGTAGGTTTTGGTATCCGTCACCGATTGATTAATAACCATCGAATGCTTCGTTTACCTGATATGCTGGTCTCCTTTTCGCCAACCTTTCCCGATTATCATTTCCTATAATCCTCAGCTTAGAGCATCAATCTACTGCTTAATAGCGTCTTCTAATTCCGCCATACCACCATGTTTGCCCGCCCTATCTTCACAGACCGGGAAGGCATGTAAACAAATGCACTTAATCTATATCAAATCAGTCAACCCAAATTTAATTTTAATAACATTGATGATGGCTTTATACTGTTTCTCGTAGATTTTTCCCGAATGTGTCTTCTCCACTTTCTTTTCAAACTCTTCAATGCTGCCACGAAAACACCCACAAGTTATTTCGACTTTATTATCTTTTGTCAAATATGCGTGAGTGTGGCGGTTGCATGAACCGAAACAATCAAATCCGCAATGATTGTTATCATTTTCTATATCAGCATCGCCGGACACCCAAGCATCGCCGGACACCCAAGCATCGCTTTCTTGGTCTAAGTTCTAATCTTTCTCAACATATCCTCCCAAATCACCTTCCTTGGCATATTTGAAAGACTTTGTACACTTAATTTGGAATAATTTAATTCCAAAAGTATTGAATACAAACTTGTCTGTAAGTTCAAATTTCTTTTCCATGTCAATCAAAATTAAAATTATCCTCACCGTCCGGTTCTTCGTCCGGCATATCATTACCGAAATCCATCGGAATGAACCAATCTGAAATAAACTCTTCCATAACTAAATCAAATCAATTATTTTGGTTTTAACAATCGCATCCAATCTCATATCAGACAAACCTTGTGAAAGGTGTTGTTCCATCAAAGTGTTTGCCTCCTTTAAATCCTTTGCGCAAACCAAATTATAGTATTTCAATTCTTTCTCATTGCCGTTCTCATCAATCTGAGTATCTACAATGGTAGCCTTGAAGAATGGTTTGTCTTCTGTCTTTTCGTTGATTATCTCAATGATGTTTGAACGTGAAATAGAGAATACATCAGATTCCATATTATCAGATGCGTACTGTTCAAGCCCTTTGGCTTCCGCTTCTGCAAAAAGTGAACAGTCTGTAATGAAATGTTCTTTTACTTCTTTTTCAAGGCCTTCCTTGTTAGGTTTCATCACCTTTAACTTTACTTCGTAATACATATTATTCCTCCTTTATCTTACTACGTTCCTTAATCATCGCATCGGCTATCTGGTAAGCGGCTTTAGCCTGTTTTTCAGAGTTGTAGTTTATCATACTAACCTCTTTGAATGGGAAAACCAATGTTACAACTCTATTCCATAAAGTTCTTCTGCGTTTTGCTGTCATCATTATGCACTTCATTGCTTCAAGCGCAATATGATCTCGTGATATGTTGCTTTCCATAATCAGTCCTCTTCTGGTATTAGTCGTTTAATCAATTCTTTTTTCCATCCTTGAATAAATCCATTTTCATCAATATTCATAATGATGTAGTCGCCATATCCTTCATCTGCCGGACACATAATCTTAGGTACATAGCCGTCATAAGAAGCAATGGCGATGTGGTCTTCATCAGTAATATCACATATAAAATCATCGCATACTTTATAGTGAACATTGGCAATTGTTCCTTGCGTCCAGTTGACTATTTGTCCTGTCTCAATTGCTATAATAGGTCGCCAACGATAATGATCTGAATATATATTGTAATCAGCCTCTTCTTTTATTTGTACAGCACAAGGTATAAGAGGTTTACCTATGCCTTTACTCTCGCACAAGTCAATGTCTCTCACTCCGTTTACTTCTGCGTCTTCCCAATAGCGGACACCTGCATCTACTTTCAGATAGACCGCCTCAAACTCGGTCGGTTTGTTGATTGTAATTTTCATATTATTTTAATTGATTAATAACTTGTCTTTTGATTTTCTTGCAGAGCTTCCCGACAAAACGTCCATGCTTCTCTGTTCCGTCATCGGGCAACTCGTTTTTGTAAGTATTGAGCAACTTCTGGATGAGAAGCACTTCTTGTTTTGTCAAAGTAAGTTTCATAATTATTAGTCTTTAATCTCCCATAAATGCCAGCAAGTACTATGTAAGTTCACAAATTCTTCTCTCGGAGGGAATATTTGTGCCACTTGAATGTTATTTGGTAAAAACTTATATCGTACATCTTTCAACTGCTGATAACCTAATGGAAACTTAGCACTTACTGATAAATGCCATACCCCATTTTCTATTGCAATTATCAAACTCATCCCTTTGTATTTAAATACTCCAGTAGAATATACTCCATATTTGTCTGTTATTTCTTGCTCTTTAATATGAAAAGGGAATGACTTTGATCCATCTAACCTGTATTTGAGCAACTCTTCTCGTGTCATTTATTAAATGTAATTTATATGTTGTTCAATTTCAATCTCCATCAACTGAATCAAACGTTCTTCGTCTGGAGATGGGATATATATGCCACATTGAGCACTCGCGAAGTTCCGAAACCTTTCAATGGTAAGGCTAAACTCTGTACTATCAAGGTCAGACGAACTTCTTAAGTATTTTATTCTCCCAAGAAACTTGTCTTCTCTCTCACGGACGAAAGTGTCTTTGTTGCAGAGAATCTTGTAATAGTTCCGCTTTACATATTCCATCGTTTCACCGATTTGGCAACCGAGATAAGCAAGGCAGACATGAAGGTATTTGTTCTGATTTAAAGATCTTTGGGGTTTCTTTTCCGTCAATTCAAACACCTTCTGTTCCTTTATCAACTTCTCCAGCTTCGCTCTTGCCTGTTGGACGTGGAGAGGATTGGAACCATCGTATTTCATCAGAATGGCAAATCTAAATCATCATCCGACACGCTAGGAGCAGCTTCTACTTCTGTGGAAGATGGATATTTATTAGAATCAACAGTTTCTGATAAATCTGCTATGATGTATCTTACACCCTCTTTTCTCTCTTCTCTCTTAGGGGCACAACTCATAAAATGAGTATAAGTAATATCTCCAAATGTAGCAGGTTCTTTCCGCTTGAAGATTGCGAAGTTTAAAAAACATCTTTCCTTACCATCTTTACACTTTACTTTCTTTATCAATTCCTTTGGAATGTCTGATAAACAAATACTTCCTCTTAACATAATCAAATAAATTTAAATTTATAACCTTTTATTTTTCTATTATCGTCATCTATCGCAGCAGTCATACATGACCTACTTACCCTTAAAAACTCTGCGGCCTCTTTACCACTGTCAAAAACTCTCATAAGCACGTTCAATGTCGGATGAAACATGCCAACTGGCTTATATTTAGTTATAGAAATCCGATATCCCCTTGTACCATAATTTGCATTATATTTGTAAGTACACCATTCCAAATTCTCAATAGAATTGTTTGCCGGATTCTCATCCTTGTGATTTATGCAAGGATAGTTATTGGGGTTAGGAATGAATGCCTGTGCTACAAGTCTATAAACAAAGAATTTCCTGTTTAAATTCCCCTTACTGAGTTCAACCCTTGGCCTTCCGTCTTTTTGATAAAAAATCGTCTTCATCCTTTCAGGTACAACTTTTAATCCTCCTTTGAAGTGTGGCACATATCTTTTCAAACTTTTCACCCTGCCTAAATTGCTTATCTGATATAATCCTTCATATCCGACAATATCTTTCCATATCTCAAATTCTTTAGATATAGAACCACTTAAAATTGCCATAATTAATTTTCTATTTTTTCTTTTAATAAATACCTGGTTAAATCTCTGTATTCTGCCCACTCTAAAAAAGAGTGTAATAGATTCGTATTATCTTGCTCCATACCATCATAACGATAACATGTAATAGAAGGCTCATAGCGTTTCAATGGAAGTCCTCTGACATCATATCCATGCTTATCTTTGTCGTATCCTTCAAAGATGAACAAGTCAAAGTGAAACACGTCTAAATTGAATAGCTGGAGATAAAATCGCCATTGGCAAGAATTGATGTAATCGGCATCGGTAGGATAAGAATATTTAGTCTTAATATCCCTGATCTCCACACCATTCACCATATCGGCACATCCTGTTATAATAGCATCTCCAAAATCCTTATACAGTCTTATCTCATGAAAAGCATTCGGGTATTCGTTACGATAGGAAAGCGCGGTCTTGCATTGTGCAATATCCATAATCACTTTATCACCTTCAATGTCAAAGGATCTACCACAAGGAACAGGCTCTTTTTGTTCTTTATTATAATGGAGGAAGGTACGTTCTCCTGCATCTACTTTATCGCATTTCGGTGTACCTTCTTCCACTATTTTATGAAATGCCTGTCCAATTTTTGTATACACATTACCCGTGAACTTGCCTGTTATACTGTCAATAACGGATTGCTCCGTTATCTCATAGTTGGCATAATCGCTTTGCTCTATGTACTTTCGGAATGCTTCTAAAATTGTTACGCGAATTAGCGGTATCATACTTTCACGAATAACTTTTTATCTTGATCGAAAGTGAATCCTTTTGCTGCAAGACTCTTCTGCATCTCAGAAAAGAAGGGTACTCGCATAATTTTAGGTAATAGCTTTGTAGCCTCCATCAAGGCAAGAATATCTTCTTCGGTCATTGCGGCGGCAAGCTGTTCACGTATTGCGGCAAGCTGTTCGTTAGCTTTTGCTTGCGCTTCTCCTTTTCCTTGAATCGATATCTTCACTTTCGATATAATGTCAGACATACATGTATCAAACTCGGTTGTTCCATAATCAGGTATTACCACAGTTCCAAGTCCTGCTACATTTTTGCCTACAAAATTATCCAACGGTGCAAATGAAATAGAACGTTTCCCATTTTGTATGAATACATATCCAACTTGGTCAGCTATCCTAACAAGCAGGTCTTTTGATTGCCCTGTGCAATCCGGAGAGTGCTTTATCACATCGCCGTCTGCCGTTTCCTTGTCATGGCATATAAAAACAATGTCAGAACCATTCGAGCGAAGAAAGTTGACGAACTCTTTAAAGTCCTCGCCCATCTGCCCGAACCGTTTTAAAGTATTTGTTTTCAATTTATAATTATTGTCAATAGCATATTGACTCAGATAATCGTCTATCATTGATTTGGCTGTATCGACAACTATTGTTTTGTAATCTTTCATAGATTCACGTTCTGAATCAATATCTTTCCAACATTTAGCCATTATGGTATCACAACGTTGTACTGCGCGGTCTGCCCCCCTGTCGCAATCTATCAATAAAGGATTATCCGCTGTTGTAGCTACTGAGGTTTTTCCACTTCCGGGGACTCCATATAATACAATAATTACAGGACGCTCCGGTAAAACATCATTTTTCTTAACTATAGGCATAATATTTAAATTTTAAAATGATTGCTTTTACCAACACAAAAAAGGCAGGTCCGCAGTCCTTACAAAGTTCCGCTTCCTGCCATGATATATCTCCACTTCTTCAAGCTCATTTTCAAGAGAATCAATTTCTTCATTGATAAGTGCAATATATTCAGCCTTACTGTCAGCATTGAATGTGAGCATTACCGCTTCTTCACTCATTTTCTGAACCGTGTCAAGCTCTGAATAAAGCTTATCAAGTTCTGAATTAATAGATGATTTACACCTCATACTTTCTCCAAAAATTGCAAAGGGAGTGAATAAACAGCTTTTAACTTAGAAAATTTGACATCTGCACGCCCATCTTTAATTTTAATAATCGTGCCTATCAGCGTATCGCCAATTTCACGGACTTTATCACCTTTTTTCATAATAACTACGTTTAAATATTTGTCCGAAAGGCAGGAATCGAACCTGCTTCTTGTGGGGTAATGAGACCTACATAAAGAATATGATTATTATTAAATTACCACATACATTCCATAATGCTACTTTCGGAGGATGTTCATACCTATATTCACATACCGGCATGAACGGATAATATTACTAACTAAAAAATAGATAGAGAAAATATTAGTCACACTCTTTCAGTTCATTGTATGTCAGGACTACCAGTCTTATGCACAACAGGAAGATAATGGAAAATATAATCACAGATACGCATTTTACAGGACTTTCCGTAACTATCGCACCATAAATCATCCCTAATGAACATAAGGCGGCAAATAAAGACATGATAAAATTGGCTGTTTTCATTATATTATGTAAAAAAGGGTACGTTCCCAAATAGAAGTATAAACTGTCACATTTAAAACTTTATTGATGGAAAAGAGGAACGTACCCGAATTATTATTACTTTTGCGGTGTCACATTTAAAATTTTTGTATTATGAACAAATTTATACTGATCGAGGGCAAGACTTTCCCTTGTTATATAAATCCTGATCATGTAACTTTCATTGAACATAAGAACCGTATGACTTTTATTCATTTGGTATCCGGTGATGTGGTTGAAACAACTTTGCCAATACCTCAAGTGTTGTCTCTGTTAAGCCAACAATAGTATTCTTCCCAAAGATCATTGCCAATTCTAGCAATTAGAAGCTTGTCTCTCCACGTATATATCGGTGAGTTGTAAATCCACTCAAAGAGATGCGTGGAGATGGGTTTTTTTGTTTCTATGGCAATCTTAATAAGCCGTCTTTTGAGCCATTTTTTAAGAAATCGTTTCATGAGGTCATTTAATTATTAAGTTCGTTCCCCTCAACGGCTTAAACCGGTTGTTACCCCGAATCTTACGGGAGGGGATATATTAGACCTTTCAGCGATACTTGTGCCTAACCAAGCATACTCACCACGCTAAAGACAAATTGACGTGCTGAAAGTAAATTTCATTTCAACTTCGTGGCTTTACCACCATCAGACATTTACAACCATTCGACCGTTATCGTCTTATCTTCGGTTGCTATCGGTGTCAATTCCGTTCCACTTGCACCCACCACTATCCACCATCACTGGCTTCGCTTCTGTGCCTGCGCAGAAATCATATATAATAATTGTACGGTTTTATCCATACATTATTTCTATTGTATAAATAAATATTTCAAAGAACTATTTTTTGCTCCCTGCTCAGTTATCGCTACTGAATTCCGTTCATTCCGTCAACAGGGATAAATGTCTTTAAAGTTTAGTCAATCAACTCTTATATTATTCAATACGTCAGCCGCATTACAAAACCATTTTTTCTTTCCCTTGAAATCTATGCGAACTTTGCCCTTAGAGTATAAGTCTTCCAATCTTTTTTCTCCACCCACAAGTCTTGCTGCTGTATCCTTACAGAAGGTTACACCATACCTGTTAAGTTGGCGAGATTGGTTACTATATCTTATTTCGGCTTCGTTCATACTATTTCATTATTGTCATTTCTTTATAGCAGTAATGGTTATCTTGTTGTCCTTGCTTATATAGCAACTATATCTTTCCACATCGTCTCTTGGATAAGACTTTGCGATTTCGTATGCCCATTGTCTCAAACTACGACATTCAAGATAGCTCCCAAGTTGAGCTGTCAGAGAAGAACCCGCTTTGATTTTCAATATATCATTCTTTGTAATTTTCATACTTGCTTTTATTTTCTATATTTTATGCTTAAATATTATTCGTTTAATTTGCTTTTTAAAAATCGGTTTCATATATTTGCCATCTGATGAGTGGCAAGTGACTTATATAAGTCACTCCGTTTTTATTTTGTCTTTCTTTGCTTTCTTGCTTTGATTGACAATGCAAAGATACTGAATTATTTTCAGTATACTAATGTTTTTGCTGAAAATAATTCAGTTAAAACATTAATTAACAATTCAAGATAACAAAAGATGAATATGAATAAAGTCATAAATGTTTTAAATGCGGCAAAAGCCAATAATGGATTAAGCCGTGAGGAAATAGAGAGGATATGCGGAAAAGAAACGGATGTCATTGTAGGATATCTTCATTTGAAAGACGTATGTATATGGGCGACAAATGGTAGCATTATAATGTTAAAGAGAGAGAGAGTTCCGCATTATTGATCGATGAATTAAGACAGAAGAAAAAATTAAAATTTAGTGGAGTTATAAAATGGGTCATGGAGAATATTATAGCTCCACTGATTAAAAGTTAGAGCTTCTGATACTCTATAAATTCACCGATTATAGAAGGGTGTTTTAAGTGTATAAATTCTATGAAAGAGGCTACAATCTCGTGATTGCTTATTGTATTGACTTCAATGTGTTCACGGTAACAGTCTTGACGAAGTACATTTAACACATCGTTGTTGATAAGCGATTGAAGCTCGTTAATCTGATGTTGTAGAGAAGCGACAAATTGAAGGTCTGACAAGTTCTGTTTCGGTTCTTGTTCAATGTGACTTGCTGATTTAAATGGATTTTTCATAATTCGTTCTTTGAAATGTTTACAATCGGTTAAATGATGAATTTACCAGTCAGGAAACCGTTTATGAAGTAGGATTGGCCTTTCCCGGTAACTTTGGTTGTTATAGTAGTACGCAACACTCCATCATTGCCGGATCGTGTGCCTTTCTTCAATTCAAACAGACCTTGTTCAACATATTGCTGATTAGGTATATTCCTACGTTCACCAACACTTCCTAAATAATGATTATTGCGAAGCCACTCAAACAGCCTGTTCTGCCCAACATGGAATCCATTTTGAGATATTATCTTTGCAAGTTCGCCTATAAGACATGAAGAACGACTTCCTATTACAGCATCAGCAAACAGGACTTTCGGGGCTTGTTCTTCCACCTTCTTTTCTGCTTCAATCCGTTTCTGTTTTTCTTCTTTCAGAGTAGTAGCAAGTTGAATCAGAAAGTCGGGAGATGTAAGAGCCTTTTCTATAGTATCGGACGTCATATACGCACCGTACTTACGAATGGAGGGCAATATTTCATGTGTAACCCATCTTCTATAGGGTTTTACTTTCTTGCTAGAACTAAAAAGAAGAACGTCATAGAAGGCTGATTCTGTTATAAACGTAGCAAATGAGTTCCCATTCACGTATAAATCAGAATTTAGGGCGTGTAAATCAAGCAGTTGCAAATCTTCATCGTTTAATCTTGTTTTTACTGATGAAGGATTACTCAACTCAACTGCATTGCAAACATCAGCTAAACAGAAAAGCGGTTCTTCACTTGTTCCAGCTACTCGTACTTCGCCAAATACATCATTCTTAAATATCTTAATCGAATTATCCATATAATAATTTTAAAGTTTGCTCTTGTTATTCGTTATAGTTTATACCGTACCCTATCCCTCACCTACCTAATATTTAATTAGGAGACTGGGTTAACATTCAGACTACATAATATAACTGAATGTTTGTGCTGATTATACAGTTCCGCCCTCACCTACCTAAGAGTCTTATCTCTTAACTTGTATCTCGGTCTCTTGTCAAAGTGGTAAAATCTTTGTGAGTCGCCTGTCGTTGGTACGTGGAACGGAGCAGGACATTACAAGAGTTATAATCAACAGAAGAGCCTTTTTATCTCACGGCTGTCATTGGTTTTTGCCAAAGTTCCGCACGGTGGGCACTGATAGAACCGATTGTATGGATTTAATCTAACTTATAGGAAAGAAAAAATCCGTTGCTAAAGTAGAGCGGCAACGGATTTCCAAATATAAAGAAGGCTCACGTTTGAGCGATTGTTTAATCATGTGTCTGTTGCCGCTCTACTTGCAACGGGTACAAAGATACTGAAAATTATTCAGTATCCAAATAAAATACTGAAATTATGTCTGTAAAAGAACGGTTGAAAAAATATCTCGCTCATATAGGTATGAGTGAGAATGATTTTGAAGAAAAATGTGGTCTTTCAAGAGGCTTTGTAAGCAAAGATCGTGATTGCATTAGAAAAAACAATCTGCTTAAAATTCAAGAGGCTTTTTCTGATATAAATATTATATGGCTACAGACTGGGGAAGGTCAAATGTTAAATCAGACGATAGTAGAACCTACGATTATATATCATTACACAGATTTAAAGGGATTTTTAGGAATAATATCAAGTGGATATATAAGACTATCTGATTTAAGCAATGCAAACGACAGGTGTGAAGTCTTTAACAGAAGCGGATATAAATATGCAAGTTTCTGTATGGATGGTGATGTTAAAGGTTGTTTGAATCCCTGCATGTGGACGCATTATGGAGATGAATATCTTGGTATATGTATAGGATTTAATTTATCTAAGTTGAAAGAGATTAATAAGGGAAAGGGGTTTATGTCATTCCCTATACAATACAAAGGTATTGAAGAAATAAAGAATAACACGTCTGATGAGTGCGGTTTAAAATATAAATTGTCTGTATGGAACTATGAAAATGAGTACAGGTTTATTCATGAATCAAATGATATTCTTTCATCTAATTATGAATGTATTACCGAGGTATATGTACCAAAGGAGATTAATGGTAAATTTCGTGATATGATAACATCAGTTGGACTTAATGAAAAAATACATGGGATATGGTTTGTAGGCGGATTGCCAGAAGAATGTTTTATAAATGATCCATCATTAGATATGAGGAGAGAATGTATAAACCCAATAGAAGGATTCAATAATCCGATGATTATCAAATTCGAAAAAAAGAAGGATTGTAGTGAATCTGAGGGTAGAAGCAGAGCTAAAAAATATCTTGAAGAATTAAATGCCAGCGATGGTGAACGAACAAGAAATGATTTTATCGTTTTAAGTAGGAAAGAATATGATGAACTTATTAGTGAAAAAGCCGTCTTGAAACACGACGTTGATTTATTGAAAAAAAGGCTTTCTGTATACGAGCAGGATTCTGTGACCGGTGTTGCAGAGGTGAAAAAAGATGTTTAATGGAAATAGTCAGATAATATGGAAAATCAGACAGCTATAGACAGACTGAAATTGTTCGCAAAATGGGCAAGGAGTAAAGGATACGTCAAGGGAGAAACCTCTTTTGAGGCTTATTGTGGACTTTCTCCCAGATATATGTACAATTTGAAGCAGAATGGAAAAGGATGTGTAGGAAGTGATAAGATAGCCCTTGTAGCCATGAAATTCCCAATGCTCAATGTACGATGGCTTTGTACAGGAGAAGGCAGAATGGTGGAGGATGAAACCACTGCTTCGGAAGACTTCAAAAAAGCAATATGGCATATTGAAGAACTCCGTGAAGCAGTCCGAAAAATAGCCTTTTCCAATAATAAAATACATATTTGATTATCAGATATTTATATATAAAAAAAATATTATATAATAGGGCGATTGTTACAATAAATTATTTTTAGAAACAAAGCTTCATTTCATTTAAATTGTAAATGGTTATTTTACAAGCAGCATTAACACTCTGTATACCATAGAGATAGATATGATTTGAAGCACTATGTCTAGTTTAGTTTTTGTGTTGTAAGTGCTCCCTCCGTAAGCGAACGGTCAGGGAGCACGTTTTTTATATATAAACAGACCTACCGTATACAAAGGGAAGATTAAGCCATTTCATATAGCAGACTAAGGTTTTTTGAACGACAGATTATTACGTCCTGCAGCAATGGGATGTACGTCCCACTGCAATGGAACGTACGTCCTGCCATAATGGGACATACGTCCTACTGTAATGGGACGTAATAATCCACTATATGAAACCGCTTAGTCTGAAGGAAGAAAATGCTTAGTCTGCCCGAAGATATGTCTTTATTTAATTTTAACGAATTTATTTCTGTGGGAGAGTGAACTAAATGAATGAATGCCGTGTTATATATTTGTGTTTTTCATAGTAATAGATTTAAGATTAATAGTTAGTATTTGCTTGTGAAAGTCAGTACACTTAAGGATAAAGGCGTTTATCCGAAAAAGAAAAAAGAGGTCACTCCCTTACGAGTAACCTCTTTCTTCTTTTATTTCATCTTTCTTTTATTTCATCTCACGCAATGCCTTGCATAATTGGTCGGGACAGGAAGTGGAACGATTTCCGCACTTCACTCCTTCCAGCTTCGATATTACATCTTCAACTTTCATTCCCTTTACCAAACGGCTGATGCCCTGAAGATTTCCATTGCATCCGCCCCAAAAGAATACCTGTTGAACCACATCGTCTTCCACTTCTACCTCAATGTGGCTGCTGCAAGTACCTTGCGTTTTATAAGTAATCTTCAT